ATAGTTGCTCTGGTTCTCCTCCGTCACCGCAGGCACGAATCCCTCGCCCGTCACGGCCACCCTGCCCGTCAGGTCCGCCCCCGTCAGGAACTCCCTCAGGAACAGGCTCGGCATCGGCGTAGTACCCGTGGAGAATCTCTCCACCACCTTGCCGTGCAGGAACTCCAGCTGCTCCTGCTCCGTCGCCACGCTCGCGCCCCCCGCCATCTTGTCGTACAACTGCGACCACGCCACGCCATCACCCTCGATGGTCTGCATCCTCGCCGACCCGTTGCCAATCTCCGAGTCCGGGGCAGTCACCCCCAAAGTGGTCTGCTCCGTCACCACATCCTCCGACAGGATGTTCAGGGCGTTGCCTGTGGTCAGGTCAGGGTAGTACCCGTCCGTGTTGGCCTTGCGTTCGTCAAGGTTGGCATGGCTATCATCAATATACTTCTTCACCACCTTGTTCTGCACAGAGTTGGTGGAGTTGTCGCTCATTTCGGTGTCGATAGTGGCTCCTGCGGCGGGTGTAACCCAAACAGGATTGCCGCTTGCGTTGAGGGCGAGCATCTGGTTCTCCTCGCCAGCCGTGGCAGGCGCGGGGATGTTGTCGCCCCATACGGTATTGCCTTCGCTGTCCAGCATGAGCGACTGCCCGGCCGTGCCGGCGGTCTCAGGAGCGTCCAGCTTGCCCTCTATAGGTTCGGTGCTGTCGTCCACATAGTCAAGGATGCCCTCGACGATAGGCCCCATCTCCTGGGAGAACTCTCTGTTGGCCCCGCGGAAACCGTTGGCCTTCTTGATAATTTCGTTCTTTGTCATATTCTTTAAGTTTTAATTGTTTTTCTTTACAAACAGGGCTGGGCTTCCTACTACCCAGCCCAGCGAAGGTTTTGATATTTTGGCCTCTCTTAATTCCGTATGCTGTGTTTAGATTTATAGTGTTTAAGAGCCGATATTTACTATGTATGTATGTGCGCCCGATTGCCAGCCACCCCAAAAACCGTCTTCTTCATAATTTTCCCTTACTGTTTTGTGTACAAACAGCTCCGTACTGGACAGATCAACATTTTCAAAACTTTCATGGGGTGAGGTCGTGTTTACTGTCGGCGGCGTCATACCCTCGCACTCTACCTTTACAAGTGTATCCGCGTTTTCTTGAGTTGCCGCGAACGCCTTGCCTCCGATAGCGTGCACACACGACGGGAGGTGTATTTTCACAATCTCCACTCCTTCGTCTGTGTCCCAAACACCACTAAAAGCTTCGTCCGGTATCACCGTCGGGTCAGGGAAGAAATAATAGGCGGTCACACCTATAGGGTGATCAATCCCTCTTCTTATATAGACTGCACCGTCGGTACTCATGTCGGTAACCAGCCTCCCATCGTCCCCATCGGAACTCATGTAGGTGACCAGCATAAGAGGAACATAATCTAAGTCCTTATTAACCAAATTCACCTGCCCGTTGTGCGAGACTGCAAACTCTACCCTCAAGGTCTCGCCCAAGACACGGGACAACAAGCCGTTTACGGCAGCCTTAGTATACACACTGGCGGCGTCGGCCTTGCCCGCAAGACTCTGGTGCTCCACCACGACGGCCTGTGTCAACCCGTTCTTCAACTGCAGATTCCTCTTGGTGCTGTCCGAGCCGCTTCCAACCAAAATCTCGCTCCGCTGGACATAGTTGCTGAGACTTAAATGACTTGTCAAAACGGTGACCTCCAAAGGATTGTCGCCGCCATACAGCCTAATCTTCTTCTTGTCGCTCGATACATCATCAACACTCATCTCGCTCTTCAGCGCCCTGTCTTCGATGGCAGACAAGAGCACGTCGACGTCAACAATATCGCCCTCGACGGGCATTGTTCCGCCGGTCGCTGTCCATGCCCCGTTGCTGCTGTAATATGTCCACACAACATCCTCGTCATGCGAATTCTGTCCCATCACTCCCGCTATCCAGCCGTCCTCGGGGTTTCTTATGGCGGCGTTCAAAGCCGCTACGCTACCGAAAATGCCCTTGAAGGCATCCTTGACATTGGCGGCACTCAGCCAGCCGCGCACGGTGAGGTTGTTCATCACCTTGGTATCGTGCAGCGTGGTCTGGCCGCCGACATTCACGGCGCCTTCCACGGCTACATCGCCGGTTACGGCAACACTGCCGTCTATCTCTTTGTTTGCATTCATCTTTCTAAATACGTTTTAGATAGTTCAAAAAATGCTTTAGACCTTTCAACCTCGCCACAACTCACCAACGTCAGACCGGCGGCCATGTACACCACGGCGGGGTAGCACTGCTCGCTGATCTCTATGCCGCCTCCGCTGTCGACGACAGGGTAGGGCACATACACCGCCCGCGTCACCGTGGCACTCTGGCTCTTGCACGACCAGAACTCCAGCACCTTGCCCTCGGGACGCACCCCGACGGCTACAACAGGACGCTCGGCAGTGCCGCGCACCCCCTTCACTCGGCTCCACTGGCGGGCATATCGCGGGTCGGCGGGCGTTATCGCCTCGTATACCGGACGCTCCCAGTCGCTCATCTCGAAGACTACCATGCGCATGAAGTCCTCGGGCAGCATGATGAAGCCGCAGGTGTCGGTGCCGCTCCAGAAGATACCGCGCCGCTCGTCGTCGACATAGCCGTTGTTGTCGTTGTCAAGGCCGTCGTTGTCAAACTGGAAGTTGTGACCCTGCTCCAGCATATAGTAGGGAGCCTCCATCTCCACACGCTTCACGGCCTCGGCAACCTTCGACTCTATCAGCGCGTCGAGTTTCAGCGCGTCAACGTCGCCGTCGCTGGCTACAAGGACATCGCTGTCGCGGTCCTCGTCAAGGGCAACACGCACATCTCTTCTTATATTGCTGACTTGGTATATCACTCTTTATAATACTTGATAGGTGCTACATATAAATCCATGTCCTCAAGGTCGATGGCCGCGGACGTGATGAATTGAAACAGCAAAGGGCTCCAGCTGCCTACCGATACGGGGAACTCGCCGCCGCCGCCATAACGCAGCCCGCCTTTCACTGTCATGATATCGCCAATATTCACGTCACTCCCTGTTTTCGGCACCAGCAACAGACGGAAAGGCTTGCCGTCAAGGCTGAAATTCTCGGTCAGGTCTTCCACTTGCACAACCTCGGTGATGCACGTGGCACTGATTATCGATTCAAGTTCTGTCATCTCTCTACTCGTTTATAAGGTTAGTCGGCTATCTCGAACAACACGCTGCACTCCTTGCAGGCAGCGTCAAAGGCGGCCTTGCTGCGCAGCTTCACAGCGGTGTACTCCTTCTCGGGGTAGTGCTCCTTGAGCCACTCTATGGCGTCGCTCTTGGAGGCCACCTTCACTAAGTGGCCGTCGGTCTCTTCGGCTGCGGTTTTTTCAGGCTCGCCATTGCCTACCACCTCTGTGACAGGTGCAGCCACAGGGGCCTCCTCGCGGACACTCTCAAGGTAGAAGTCGCGGTTGAAGCCGCTGCAACTTTCAATAGCCTTCTGCACCTTCTCGTCGCCGGTGGTGAACTTGGCGGTGCTGTCAATCTGGGCTCCGCTCCTAAAGTTTACCTCCATTGGACGGCCATAATCGTCAAACAAGAGGACTTGGAGGCCTTTAAGATGATAAGTCTTGTATGTTTTCTTTGCCATAATGAATCTATTTTATTATTATGAAAAAAGGGCGGCGGTGAAAAGAGCACCACCGCCCAGGTTTTAGCCTCGGAAAGTTCCGTTATGCACTGGGAACAATCTTGCGATGGCAAGGCAGGTTCTCCAGGAACAGTGAGTAGGTCTCGTGGATACGCACTGCATTGTCAACACGTCGCTGACCGGTCTTGTTCAGGTCGAGGTTGGTGGTCTGCAACGGCTCCATGATGTATTTCTTCACGAAGTTCGGGTCGATGACCATGCCGCACTTGCTGAAGTAACCCTCGAACAGGCTGCCCATGGGCTTCACCAGCAGCTCGCCAAACGGGGTCTCAATCTTGAAGACGCGCAGACCCAGCACCATCTCGGTGTTCTTGGCCTCAATCTGCTTGCTGTAGCTCTTGGCATTGGCAATCTGCTCCAAGAGCTCGTTACCGGCAAAGAGCAGACGGCGGTCGGCGCCGTTGTTGCCCTCGAAGATGGCCTTGCCAATCTTGTTCCAGAGTTGGTCGGTCATGGCTTCAGAGTAGTCCACGGTGCTCTGCTGGTTCATCTGCCACCACAGACCGGTGGAGTGGTGAACGAGTTCGCCCTTGGCGTTCTTCGACAGACCGCCGACGCCGAACAGGTTGCAGAGTTCCATACCGCGTTTGAAGTCCCAAATGGTCTGCTCCTTGTAAACGGAGAAATCCATAGCCACTTTCTTCTTGAGGAGGCTGTGGACGACGCTCTCTTCGACTTGGGTCATGTGGGTCTGGTTGTAGTACTTGCGGTCGCTGGGTTGGATGGCAAAACCTTCAACGGAAGCCTCAAGCTCGGACACAGCGGGAGACAAACGGGCAAGGATATCCTCGTCTGCGAGAGCGGGGAGAGCAGCACTCAGCGTGTCGCCGATGCGCTTCACGGTGAGGGTGCTGGAACTGATGCTCTGAATGATGCAGCAGATTGGTGTGTTGTTGCTGGTGTCCAGCTTGGGAGCGCCGGTGGTCTTGTCAAGCACGATGAACGTGTCGGCAGGCTTCCACATCTCGGCATTGTCGACGGCGATAGAGGTAGCACTTGCCTCGGTGGCACCATTGATGGTGTCGCGGGTCTCACGGGTGCCGATTTCCCAGCCACCTGCTTCCCAGCTCTTGCAACTCTCGTTGTTGGCAATCTCGCGGGTGAAGGTGTCGATGGGGGTGTCCTGTGGACGTACCTTCACAATCTGTTTGTTAAGGTCTTCCTCAATGTAGCCAGCCTTGTTGACGGTGGTGCTGGGGGCGTTTTCACCCACAACGGTAGTACCGTCGGTGATACCTTCGCTGGAGCCAGAGATGAAATTCTCGGTAACTTCAAGGTCACCGCCACCAACGACGGCGGGACTCACGACGAATCTCATGTAAGGATGAAAATTTGTTTTCATGTTCTTAATTTTTTTATGTTATTGTTATTGAAATTTTCTTTTCGGGAGGTCGTCGAAGAAACCTCTCTTTTTCACGACAGGCGCAGCCGAACTGCCGCCCATGGCGGGCATACCGTCGCCGCCCTGGCGCTTGCGCAGACCCTCCTCTATCTTGGCGTTGCGGCCGGCTATCACTCCCTCGCTGCGGGCGTTGTCGACGTCGGAGTCGTGGCGCACTACCTTCAAAGCCATGTCAAAGGTCTCGGGAGTCACCTTGCCTACAAGGGCGTCCTTGAATATCTGGTCGATGACGGCAAGGGCAGCGTCCACAACCTCCTCGCCGTACTGGGCGTCCAGCTGCTCGCGCAACTTGATAGCCTCGGCCTGATTCTTCTCGTACTCCTCTTCGAGTCTCTTCTGCTCGGCAAGACGCTCGGCATACGCCTTGTTGGCGGCATCCAAAGCCTCTTTCTTCTCGGGGTCGTTCATAAGCTGCAACACTCCGTCGGAACCCACAAACTCGATGACGCCAATCCACGGGTCTTTGCCATGGGCCATGTCGCTGACAAACTGCGCGGCACGCGGGTTCTCGGCAAACAGTTTCTCCAACTTGCCCTCGCGCTCCTTGTAGCCGTTCAACTGGTTGTCATAATCGTCATAGTCGGCACCGACCTGTCCGAACAGGGCCTCGTCGTCTACCCACTCGCGCTCCGGATATTTCGCGCTCAAACGCTCTATTATCAGCTCGCGGTTGTTTTTCTTTTCCTGATTCTCAGCCATATATTTTTCTTTTTAATAGGACGCAGGCGGGCATATATGCCCGTCGGCGCATTTTTGTTTCTTTTTTTTCGACTGCAAAAATACTACCGTTTAATGCTATATTATGTATAAGTTGTGAAAAATAATTTTCGTAATCGAAAAATTATTTGTATTTTTGCACTCGGAATCAAGGAAAAAACAAGCATGAAACACAGGGGCAACGTCTCGGACTTCACCTATATCCGCGACAAGGAACTTCTCGAGGCTTTCCGCAGTATTCTGAAGGACAAGCCGCAGTTCGACATAAATTGGGACTTTATCTTTGTCGTCAATATGCCCTGTTCGCGCTTCTGGATTTCCGAACAGCGCGCCGCCGTGGTCGTCTCGGCCATCCTTCGCGGCCAGCCGGTGCTCGAAACTATGCGGCCCACTAAACGAGAGATGTTCCTCGAGATTTACCGCCGCACCGTCGCCATGCGCAACACCCACCCCACCATGCCGCTGCAGGATGTCATCTTCGCCGTCGTCAACTCACCGGCTCCGAAGTTCTACATGATGCCACTCTACGCACGGCGTATTATATACGACACCAAGAAGAAAAGCCGCAACAAAAGCCAGAACCTATAATGCCCGCCAACCCCATACAGCAGCTCCTACGCGAGAACGACCGCCGGCAAAAGGCCAACAACGCCCTCTTCAACCCAGTCTCAGGCGAGGGCAGCATAGGCCAGCGTGTCAAGTTCTCCATCCCCGACTACCCCATACCCACACAATGGCTGCCCGTCGAGATGATGGAAGAGCCCTTTGTAAAGAAAATCAAACACGCAGGCACGGTCGAGAAGTTCATCAAAAGCGTCCTCCTCCTGCCCGTCACCGACGAAGCACGCGAGAAGGTTGTAGAACAGTTCATACGCACACGTATCAAGCATGACTACCCCTTCTGGGCGGCAACGCTGGTATATATAAAGAACAAGAAAGGCGGAAAAGACATTCTCTTCCGCCTCAACAGGCCGCAGCGCCGCCTCATAGCCAAACTCGAATGTATGCGCAAGGCGGGCAAGCCTATACGCCTCATCATACTCAAAGCCCGCCAGTGGGGCGGCTCGACCTGCGTGCAACTCTATATGGCTTGGCTGCAGCTCGTCCACGAGATAGGCCTCAACAGCCTCATTATCGCACACCTCTCCGCTGCATCCGACCGCATCAAGTCCATGTTCGACAAGATGCTGGCCAAATATCCTGTGGAACTTCTGCACAATCTGGGCGAAGAGTACAACCCCAGCGAGAAGAAGATGGTGGGCGTTGGCAAGTCGGGCAGCATCTTCCGTGTGCCGCAGCGCAACTGCGAAATCAACATCGGCACCGCCGAGAGTTCCGAGTCCTCGCGTTCCGGCTCCTACAACCTTATCCACCTCTCCGAAATCGGCCTGTGGAAGAAAACCGAGAAGAGCGAGCCGGAGCAGATTATCCGCGCCGCCACTACCGGCGTACTCTATGAGCCTTACACAATGATTGTCTACGAGTCCACGGCCAACGGTGTGGGCTTCCTGAAGAATGAATATATAGCGGCCAAGAATGGCGAGTCGCAGTTTGAGGCTCACTTTGTGCCTACCTACGAGATTGAGCAGTACGAACTGGCCATCACCGCCGACACGCTGCCCGACTACATACCTGTTGCCAAGGGCGAGAAGCCCATAGATGCCTTTGCCCGCTGGCTCTACACTAACCGCGAGAGCGGCGATGTGCCGTCGCTCCGCCGTGAACCCGGCACCTACTACTGGTGGCTGTGGAACAAGGGCGCAACGCTGGAGGCCATTAACTGGTACATCCACGAGCGCACCAAGTTTACCGACCACGGCGATATGGCCTCCGAGTACCCCAACGACGACACCGAGGCTTTCACCTTATCCGGGCGCAAGGTGTTCTCCTCCGTCGACGTGGAGCAGTTCCGTCCCGCTTGCCGTCCCCCGCGCTGGAGGGGAGAGGTGTACGGCCACGCCGAGAGGGGGGAACAGGCTTTCGACAACCTCCGCTTCGTCAAGGGCGACGAGGGACAGCTCTTTATGTGGGCAGACGTGGAGAAGGACACCCCGGAGGCCACCGTCACCGACCGCTACCTTGTCATTGTCGACGTGGGCAAGGGCAAGACCGCCAAGGCCGACTTCTCCGACATTCTTGTCCTCGACCGTCTGCCCCTCATGGACTGCGAGCCGCCCACCGTCATTGCCGAGTGGCACGGACATATCGACATGGACTTGCTGGCATGGAAGGCCGCACAAGTTGCTGCCTACTACAACAACGCGTTGCTGGTTATCGAGAGCAACACGCTGGAGACGAACAACACCAAGGGCGAGGCCGAATATATCCTCACCCTCATCCGCGATGTCTACGTCAACCTCTACGCCCGCAAGCAGTCTGCCGAGGACATTCAGAACAAGATGCCCAAGAAGTACGGCTTCCACACCAACACCACCACCAAGCCTGTAATCATCAACAACCTGCAATATTGTGTCCGCGAGCAGCTCTATGTGGAGCGCGAGGAGGAGGCACTCAACGAGATGCTGACCTACATACAGACCGACAAGGGGGGCTACGAGGCCGATGCCGGCTACCACGATGACCGACTTATGACCCGCGCCATCGGCCTCTATGTCTCCACCCATGAGATGGAAATCCCCCGCATCGTCGACCGCTCCGCCGACAAAGCCGCCACGGCCAAGTTCCAGGTCGTTTCCGAAGCATCAATTATATAAACCACATAAAACAAAAACAACATGAAAGCAAACGAATTAATGATTGGAGATTGGGTGTATAGCACCTTTAGCGACAAACCCTGCATAATTACGGCTATCAAGATGCACGAAAGCGGCTATTCAAGCATCATGGTAGAAGGGGTTGAAGGATGGAAGGATGTTATTTCCTTGGCTCCTATCCCGCTGACCGACGAGATACTGGAGAAGAATGGGATGCATTTTAATGAGGATGGTACAGGCGTTTATTGTTTTGAAGAGGACCACCAATTTAGCTTGCAGATATCTACAAACAAAGATAAAGATGTATTTAGGTGGCAGCAAACAAGGGTAGAACAACCATTCCTCTGTATTATTTTTCACTACGTCCACGAACTCCAGCACGCCCTGCGCTTGTGCGGCATAGATAAGGAGATAGTGCTATGAAAAAAAAAAGGCTGGCAGCAACGCCAGCCTTGCTCGTATTAATACTTAAACGTTGTCACGCCGTCTGTCCTCCCCACGCGGGCATCAAGCCACGCATCTGCTCCACGGCCTGCGGGTTCGGGCTCAACCCCTGCTGCACCTTCTGCATCAGCTCCGGCGACACCCCCTCCGGCACCTGCCCCTGCGCCATCTGCTCACGCTTGCTCCGTATGCTCTGCAACAGCTCGTCGGCATACGGTATGTCGCTCACGCTCTCCAGCAGCTGCTCAACGTCGATGGCTTGCATTTCGAACAACTTGATGAAGAAATCGTTGGCAAGGGCTCGGTGTACAGGCGTCTTCTTGCTCGGCGAAACGCTGATGTCCACCTCGGTGTTCAACACCTTCGTCGGGTCGACATTGAGGTCTCCGGCCATGCGCCCTACGACATCCAGCACCTTCTTCTCGTCATAGCACTGCTGTATGTTCTTGATGTCCTTGTAGGCCGCCTCTTCCTGGAAGTCGTTGTAACAACCGAAAAGGTCTACCAAACTCGTTGCCGCACTCTGCATCATGACCTGTGCATGGCTTCCGCTCTCGCCCGCAAAGGCTGCCTTGCCCTGCATGGCACCGTTCACGCCGCTGATGTCCTCGAAGAACTTCAGCTGCAGCGACAGCAACTCGCTGATACCTATATTTGTCGAGTTGGAACTGATCTGCTGCGGCACCTGCCCGTGTTTCGTGCTGGGCTTGTAGACGATGACACCGTTGAACTTGGCCCACGTGTCGGCGAAATCCTCTGGCGTCATGCCGTCGGGTATCACGTCCTCGGGTATCATCAGAGTCCCCTTGGCACTGGCCCTTATAATGAAGTCCTCCAGCACTATTAGACGGTTGGTGTAACGCTGCTGGTCTATGACATCCCCGACAAACGAGTGTATCTCGCCGTCGATGAACGGATACATCTTGAAGACAAACGGATGACCCTTGTGGTCATACGGCGTCTCGCCCTCTTTCAGTATGTCGCCCATCGGCGAAAGGAAGTAGCAGTACCAATACGAGTCCATGAACCACTCCACTGTGATAAAAGGCACCTCGTCCATCGGTATGCCCGCCTCCGCAGCCTGTATCTGGCGGCGCTTGTTCTCGGCCGTCACCACGGCGTCATAGTCCTCGATGTCTATCTTGTACATCTCGCCGCTGTTCCAGTCGTGGCAGCGGTAGCGCGGCTTGCTCTCCTTGCGCCAAATCTCTACCACCCTGCACAGGCTCGGGTCGGCAGGCGACAGAAACTCATAGCGCACCGCGTCATGGGCGTAGCCGAAGTCCTCCCACGCATACTGACCGCCACGCACATTGCGCGCCTCTTCGTAGATATCATCCAGACGCTTGTAGTCCGCGGGACTCTTGGCAAACTCCGCCATGAGCCTTGTCCTGTCGTAGTCGTGGATACGTCCGGCAAAAGAGCAGTCCCAGCCTCGGAAGTCCGTCATCTTGCTGTCGGGTATGAAAGCGTCGGGCGGCACATTGTCCGTCCAGCAGTCCTCTCGGTCGTTCCTCCAGCCGAAGGTCTTCTCGTGCACCACCATGCCGCCGATAAGGAACTCCTCCATGCCGCGGGCTTCCATCTCGCCCATGCGGTTCAGCTGCCTGTTGTACTGCAAGAGGGTGCTCAACGTCTCGGCATAGCGCTGCTCGTCGCGGTCGCGCGCCAGACATATAGGCTCGGCCAACTGGTCGCGGAACGAGCCTATCACGTTCTTCGTCAACCGACGTATCAGGTTGTTCTTCAACGGCACGTTGCCCTGCCGCTTGATATACTCCTCCTCGGTCATGGTGACACCGTCCACGCAGATGATGTCGCTCCACTGGTCGCCGTAGTTGTAACGCTTGTTGCGGCTGCGCTCCTCGCGGTACCTGGCGGCGGCCATCCAGTGGCCCTGCGCCTCCAGCAGTATATCCTGCCCTCGGCTGCGGTCGCCTCTGCTTACGGCCTTGCTGCGCACCACGCTGTCGGGACTCTCCGCCCCACTGTCAATACGCACTCGGCTCAGCTTATGTAGTTTAGTATCCATATTTGTTGTTTTATTCATGTTTTATGTCTACATCGTGGCAAAATTACACATTTCTTGCAATAACACCTCTATATGATGTGAATTACTTGCTGTTCTCCTCGTCAAGAGCCTTGACCATATCGGCCTTGAAACGCTCTATTTCTCTCTTCAGACTGTCTGCTTCGCTGGCCTCTGTGGCGTTGAGATAACTCTTCACAAGTTTATCAAGGTCTTTGTCCATGCTCTTGAACGTCTCATAAATTCTGTACTTCTGAGAGTCACTCTGCAACTCTGACATCAGACGCGCATATTCTACATAGTCGCTCTTCTTGGCCCTGTTGGCTGCCTTCACCTGCGAGGCTACCTCGTTGTAGATGTCTTCATACTTCTCATAGCCTTCGTTGACATCCGCGCCGCCAAAACGTTCAACACGCTCCTTGACGGCTTTGTTGGCGGTCTTGCGTTTCTTGTCAAGGATACCTTCGTCATCCCACGTCCACGGAGCCAGCAGACGGCCGCGCTTCACCTGGTACTTGGCGTAACGCTCCGCCAACTGGGCGGGGGTGTACTCGCTAATCTCGTCACCGCTCAAGCCTACCTCGTCAAAGTACATCTCCTTGACCTGACTCTGCGGCACCTGCAAGATACGCATGATGGCTATCGTGGCTTCGTGCGCCAACTCGGGGTCGTCGCCACAGGCGTCCATGATGGCCAGCACGGCGTCGGTGATACTCTGCGGATTCACTCCGATACCAGCCTGCACAACGAGATTCACCATGTCATTGATTACCTCGCCATACTTGCCCTGTCCAAGTTCTTGCAGCACCTTGTAGGCATCGCTGGTGATAGGCATCTCCTTCTTTAGGTATTCGGGATTGCCCTTGCCTTGCATAAGCATCTTACCGGCTTCACTCATCACGTCGCCGCCAGTCAGACCTTCAACCCAACCAAACATACTCTTGTAGAAAATATTCTCCCACATTTTCTTTTTCTTGTCTGGGTCGTCACCGAAGAGCAGGTATGGAAGGTATGCTCCAAGGTTCCAGCAGAACTGCATAATATATCCAAATACGGCTACTCTCAATACATCCTTACCAATCTGTCTGCCATAACGTGCCTCTGCGGCTTCCTCGGCCTTGTCCTCCGGCACTCCCTCGCGCACCATCTGCTTGGTCATAAACTCGATACTCTCCTTGCGGTTGCCCTTCTTGAGGTCGCGCTTGAGGTTGCGTAGTGCGTCATGCAGCTGGCGCTGATAGGCCATGCTCGAGTTGCGGAAGACGGTAAACATCACGCTCAGCCATGACCTGTCGACCTGCATCGTCGAAAGGAAGGCACCCTCGCTCGACTGCTGCGTCTGGTTGTAGGCTATCTCGGCGTCCTGCTTGGCTCTCTTCTCTGCCACATCCTCGCTGTAACCCTCTTTCAGATAACGTGCCTTGCGGCTCTCATAGATGGTCTTGGCTCCGATACTCACGGTCAGGGCATCCACAAAGGCGTTGGGCGACATACCAATTCTGCTTGCCAACTGCACTATATTGTTTCTCCAACCCTTCCAGTCCAACTCGCTCTTCATCAGGCGCGGGTCACCGGCAATACGGCTCTTCCAGCGCTCCTCGAAGATGGGCAGGTTCTCCATGGCCCAGTTCCACGAAGCCCACGGTGTGGCAAGGTTCTTCGCCCACAGGTCGGGACGGGCGTCGGGCAGGTAGGCCGGCATCGAAAGGAACTGCTTCAAGGCCGTAAATATTCTGAACGATACCTTGGCAGCCGTCACGCCCTTGGCGATGTTTGTGGCGTATTCGTCAAGGTCTGCTCTCTTCGGACGGTAGGTGCCGGCTGCCAACTGACTGATGTCATTGAATTTCTGCCATAACTTGTCTCCACTGCCGTAGATGGTGCGCATATTCTTCACCTGGTTGCGGAAGTGCTTGTATGTCCTCAACGTGTTGAGGTCGCGGTTGAACTCGGCAAAGGCATTCCAATGCTCCATGTCGGCCACGTGTTCGAGGATGACATTCAGCGCGTCGGCATTGGTGATATCCAACGGCAAGGCGTTCATGCGGCGCTTGATGATACTGCCGGTCTTGGTGCTGATACCTTCGTTCTTGTCGAAGTTGTCCAAATCCTCAGCCTTGTCGACACGCGCGTTGGCGTTTATCTTCAACGGGAAGTAATGCTCTATGGCGGCCATCGGAGCGCCGAAGAGGCGCTTGTGGGTCTCGTTGTACTCGTTCCTCGTGTCCACCAAAAACTCACCCTGCATCCAGTCGGCCAACTCTATAAGCCTCGGGTCAAGCAGGCGCTCGATTTCGGCAACGGCCTTCTCGTCAATGCCCATGTGGCGCAGCTTCATGCGTCCGTCGAGCATTTTGTCGGCCATGTAGATATACATCATATTACCCTGCGTCAACTTATGCTCTTTCATCTCCCCGCCGTCCTTGAACAGCACCGTCGCCTTCGGCATCTTACCGGTCAAACGGATAAGGTCGGCCATGCTCTTGGCTTCCTTGCCGAAGAGTTGGTGTACCTTGTCGTCCAACTGCGCATACTTCTCGCGCACTCCGCGTATCTCTTTCTCTCGGGCGTCAACCCAGCCACGCATAAAGCGGTTGTAAAGGTATCCCTCGCCGTTGGCACTCTTGCTGCCGAACAACCTCAACATCTGGTCAAAGGTAGCCAGCGGCTTGAAGAAAAGCTGCACGAAGTCGTTATTTACCATCTTGTCTTTCCACTCGGGCTTGTAATGCTCGTTGCTCGGCAAGCCCTCCATGTCGCTGTTGGCGTTGTGCTGTATCTCGCGTACTCTCTCTTTGTCGGCCTCCTTGAACTCACGCGCCCTCTCGATACTGAAACGCATACGGTCACCGAGACGCTTCATAAGGTCGTAGTAGGCCTGCACACGCTCGGCTCTGTTCTGCTGTATGGCTTCCAACAGGGTGTCTTCATATCCCATGCTGCGGTCTTCTGCGCTGCGGGCGTCCATCAACTCATGCTCCAAATCGCGCTCTTCTTTGATACTGGCCTTGATATTCTGCACATAGTCCAACGCCAAGTCCAAGCCGTCGTATTCATGCATTGCCTGCTCGGCAACGGCAGCGTTGTCGCTGGCCATGCGGTTCTCGGCTTCGGCCATGGCTTGGCTCAACTCATCCTCGCTCCAACCGCGCGTCTCTTTGAAGGTCTTCATTATCTGCTGACCCCTCACATCCAACGCACCCTGCACCTCGACACCCCTTGCGTCAACCTTGCTGGCTCTCACCTTCTCCATATCGCGCAAAGCGTTCTCGGCATTACGCAACTGGCTGTCAACCATGATGTCCATCACCTTGCGGATGTCGCCTCTGATATCGGCTTTGCCGGTGCTGTTCTTCACCGCACTCAGCAGTCGGCCTATATCTCTACGGCTTGCATTGTCAAGATAGCCATATTTCAACAGAGTACGTACCAAATCCGCCACCCTCTTCACCGTGGTCTTGTCGAACTCTTTCTGCAGGCTCATGGCCTTGCGCAGGTCGGCAAGGTTGTTGCCAATGGCTCTGTAAGCCCTGTTCTTGGCTTCGGAGTCAGAGGCATTGCGGGCGGCAAGACCGGCGGCCATGGCGGTCATACGCTCATACATACCCATACCGCGGCCGTCAAAGGCATCCTCGGAGTTCTCGCCCTCCCTGAACAGCGGGTCGGCAAGCCTCATCGCGTCGCTCATCACGGCATCCTTTGCCATGCCTACATAGCCTTGGTTCTCCAGACGCTCCTTGCTGCGCCACAGCATATAGCGCAGTTCGTTGTCGCCAAGTTCAAACCACTTGGGCAGCTTGAGGTCGCCGAGGAACCTGTCGAGCAGCTTGCGCACGGCATCCTTTATTTTCTGCCAGATGTTGCGCTCGCCCTCGGTAAAATCGGCGAAGTCCTTCTCGGCCAGACGCCCGAAGAGTTCATCCACGGCTTCGCGGCGGCACTCTTCGTAGGTCTTGGCGTTGGCTGCGTCGTTCAAGGTTGCGTCGAGGAATGACTTGCCAGACTCGCGGTCTATCTCCTCTTTGAGGTCGCCGCGCAGGTGGCTGTACACCTCATCAAGGAAGTCATTGTAGCGCTCCTCGCCTATCATCTCACGCAGACCCTTGTGGGCTACGGTCTCATGCAGTACAGTGGCCACGACGTCCTCCACGCTGGCGTTGTTGGGCAGTACGATGGTTACGCTCTTCGACGAGCGGTCGTACCAGCCTTTGGCGTTGCGCATCTTCTCCTGCAGTGTGGCGTCGTCGTTGGTGATGTCGTTTACGTCCTCGACCACCAGCACAGGAACACCAAGTTTCTTGCTGAGGGTCTCGGCGGCTTGGCGCTTGACCTGCTCTCTCTGTTGTGATTCCTGTGCTATCTGCTCGTTGAGGGCGTTGACCTGCTCGTCGGTGACGGCTCCATCTTGGCGCTGCTGAGGCTCACGGCCAGCGGCCTTGACCATCTCGTCGACCTCGGAGGGGGTGAGGATGCGGTTCACCTTCATGGCGCCGGTGATCACCCACTCGTCGGTGTTCGGGTCGGGGTTCGTGCGGTACTTGTAACTGCCGTTCTCGGGCACGCGGGGCAGACCAGCAAGGCTGTGCTGGTATTTGCCGTTGGCGTTGACGCCTGCGTCGTGGGCTTCCTGCTGGTAGTCCACATCGTCGGCATATTCCACTTCCGCCCAGACAAAGTTCTTCGGGAAGAGTCTCTTGTTTCCGTTCTCGTCCTTGCGGTTGAACTGCAAAGCATAGGGTATCTCGCCGAGGTGCCAGCCAGGACGGTAGGCCAGTGTGCCGCTGCCGCCTTGTGTGCCCTTGCCACCGGCTTTCACCTGCTGACGGCCAGTCTTGCTCACACCTGCCACGGGAGCAGCGTCGGCATCGAGCCACACGCCCACGGGAGTCTCCTCGCCGTTGGGGTTGGCCACCATGGGAGGATAGAGTTTGCCGTCTTTGAGGACGAACACCTTGTAGCCGATTCTGGTCTTCTTGGGTGCTGCACCCTCACGAATACGGAAGAGGATGTTGTTGTCCGCACCCTCATTTTCAGCGTTTTGTAAATTATTTTTGGTAGATTCGGAATTATTTTGTACTTTTGCACCGTCATCAAGAACGGAAAGGCTGCCGTCGTGTGCCGATTCATCGGTACGAATAATCGGGGAAACGCCGCCCCCGGATGACACATTATAAAGCTGTACGCCTCTATTGGCATACGGCTTTTTCTTTTGGTTATAGAATGACTTGTGCCATATTATCTTTCCGTCTTTTGTCTTCTCTACCTCAATAACAACAGCATTGTATCTGTCTATCTGCTTAATAAACACTATAGAGTCATTACCGTTGTCTTTGATTGATTTTACCTCGTCTGGATTATTGAGAACTTTCTGGATGTTCTGATATTTTTCTGCATCAACAGTCGGATGGTGGTTTACTGCATGGTCAATAAAGTATCCCATGCCAGAATAAACATGACTATCTGTAATGTTCTCACCAATATATTGCAAGAATCTATCAGGGACTATTGCTATCGGCTGAGGGTCGTTGCCGAACATCTCAATAATTTCCTCTCTTGACTTTCCTTTTGCTTTTTCTATATTCTCATCAGAAAGCCACCGCGAAATCCTATCAGACATTTCTTTCATCTCTCCACTATCCACACTCTTCTGATACCGCATATCCGCGTTACGCTTGTTGAAACGCTTGCTCAGAGGTATCACATTGCCCTCATCGTCATAGGTTACGGCATCCAGCAACTTGCGGTTGTTCTTGGTGTTCTGGTAGGCGTAATCTTTACCGTCGTCATAACCCTGCTCATGCAGCGAGTTACCGTCGGTGAAAACATACTTTGCCGGCACCTCGTCCTCGATTATCTTGTAGCCGCCATAAACATTTATCTCCCCGTGCTCTTTGGCATACTCTCGGTTTATAGAAACCCAGTCGCCGTTGCGTAGCTTCGTTTCCTTTATGTCCTTGGGCACGGCACGATATATTTTGACCATTGCCTCGGGGTTGTGGCGCACGCGCTTGAATATATTGGCACTCTGCTCGTCCATCCACATCCTACCGTCTCCGTAATACAATGCACCTTTGGGACTATAAAGGTCTTCCGGAAAGATACCCGTCGGGTCTGCTATCGACTTCGAGAAACCGTCCCTGCCGTAGGGTGCGGTGTGGTGCAGACGGTATTCGTCGCTGCTGTTATATCCCGATTTCTCTGCCGCCTCGTTTACCATCCGCTGCGCTGTCTCCATGTCGCCTTTCTCCACGGCTTCAAGATAGGTTCTGTCCTCTGCGGTGAGTCTCTTGCCACCCTTCGGGCCTTTCGGGTCGAACTCTCTCAGCAGGTCGCCCAACATCATGTCGGCAAAGTCCTCGCCGCTCAGCTTCTCGATACCTTCCACCTTGCCGGCAAAGAGGTCGCGCGCCATGTCCCAGAACCGTTTCAGCAACTCGCGTATCTTGTGGAACACATTGGCAACCTTGGCCTTCTCCACAACACCGTCGGCCTTGGCCATCTCGGCCCTCATGTCGGCTTCCAGACGCTCGGCGCCACGCTTGCCGCTGTAGTGGGTGAAGACCTCCTCCATCATATCGTCGGTCAGCACGTCGGGGTTGTCCTTGTCTATCAACTCGGGGTACATCTCCTTCACCTTGGCCACCACGTCGGCCTCTTTCTCCATCTCGCCCCTCAGACGCTCCCAAGCCTGCTTATTGCTGCTACGCAAAGCCTGCGCCCAGAGGTGAGCATACTCATGCACGAGCGTCTCGTCAGTGGCTATTCGCGGGTCTATGTATATCTCGCCGTCCACCGTGAAGCCGTAGACCGTGCCGTCGGGCGTTCTAAAGAACCTCACCTTGTTGGTGATCTGCAAGTCGTTCTCGTCAAAGATGACGTAGTTCTTGGCGCCGTCCTCACGGCCACCGGTCATGTACTCTGCAGGGTATTTGATACCGGTAAAACCAGCGTCGTGCATCAGTTCGCTTACCTTCTGCTCGTCGGCAATCCTGCCTCCGAAGGCCTGCACCAGTCTATCGCGCACTTCCTGATAAGCCCATTGGTTGCGCTCTATCATGTCGGCCAACTGGTTCCAGCCACCCTTGTAGGTGGAATATTTCACGCTCTGTGCAGGCTCGCCTTCCAAGCCTCTCACGGCTTCGGCGATACGTCTGCGGTCGCTCTTCGGGATGGTGACGACCCAATCAAGGTAGTTGCTCCCGTTGTCGTCGGGAATCTCCACCTCGTAGAGGTAATTGTCACTATTTACTTTTACCTCACCTCGGTCTATTGCTTCTTTCAGACGTTTTTTCTGTGCTTCAAATGCTTTTACTCTTTTCGACCTCGGTCCAGCAACACGACCATCTATATACGCATTTTCAATATGGTTCTTCAGCTCTTCTATTGTTCTTTCATAGCCTGTTATCCAGTTGTTAAATTCTTTGTCCCAATAGTCTTGATTACTCAAAACTTCGCGGATAGGTTTGCCATTCATCAGAACTTTATGCTTCCCTACATTCTCAGCATATTTCCTTCCTATCCCTTCCACCTCTGTCACATACGTCCCATATCCAAACGCCTGCGCGCCTTCACCCTCGCCCATGTGCGAGTGGTCGAAACGGTCAAAGTCCGCTCCGCTGCCGTGCCAGACCTTCTGGAACATCGGCTGCCCTTCCATCACACTGGCTTTCATCTCGGGCGTCACGTCCACGCTCCACATGGTGAGGCCGTTGTCGCCGATGTTCGGCAACTCTACCTCGCTTACCTCCACACCCCACTTCTTGCAGTACTTGTTCATAAACCGCGGCAATATCTGGTCGTAGAAACCTTTCATACCCTCGCCGCCGATACGCAAATCCTCGCCTGTAAATTTTTCATGGTCTTCAACATCCATCAGTTTCTTCGCAAGTTCTTTGCCTACGACATCCGACAACTGCTTGCCTTTAAAATCACCACTGATAACAATACCATCATTATCCACCTCCATCTGGTAAAGGTCTATATATCCTTCACCGTTCTTGTAGTTCAGGCTTACAATTTTTCTACCATTTGGATATTTGTCAACACTAATGTCTGTTATCTTATCGCCAATGTCGTATCTTTCCGCCTGTTGCTCGCCCTTAGTCCAAGCCACCTTGTCGTAGCCGTTCTCGGCGGCATAGCGCAGCATACGCTTCAACGCCACCTCGTGCCAGTTCTTCTCAAAAGGCGCGTCGGGAACGTCGCTGGGGTTGAAATTCTGATAAGCTTGGTCGGCAGTATGCACAGCCTCTTCCAAACGGTCGGCCTCTTTTTGCTCCGCTTCCGTCATATAGCCGTACACGTCCATGAACGAGACATTATATTTCTTAGCCATCTCGTTCATATATTCCTCATACTCGTCTTGTGCTTTTACAGAAGCGTCGAGAAGACGATTTGCTTTTGTTGCATTTGATTCATTAAGAGCAAAATAGGTTGCGTCCACAGCCGCTATATTTTCTTTCAGCGTTGCAGCCTCCTCTGGTGTAGTCACACCTGTAAGGTCTCCGTTATGCTCAACTCCATATTTTTCCTCAAGCGACTTTCTGTAATCTTGGTATTCTTTATCCGCCTTTTCATAGGCCTGTTGTTCGTTTTTACGACTTTTCTTATATCCCTTCTCTCTCCCTTCCTGGTGGCGCTTGCTCTGTATCTCGTCAATCACCAGCACACGCTTGCCGTCTTTGTCCGTCGTCTCTCCGAACCTTACCCACGCCACGGCACGACCGTTGCCTGCATCGCCGAAATGCACCACGTCGCCCTCGTTCCACGACTCGATGGTCGGAACCACCAGCGCTATCTCACGCTTGTTGTCAAGGAAGTCGGTGGTGTAACTTAGACGAGTCTCGTTGATAGGCAACTTATCAAGTTCAAGGAAATATTCTGCCTCTTCCGTAACACCGCTGTCTCCATACATATCATATATAGGCTCTATACTTCCTTTATCATCCAATTCAAACGCACCACGGAAGTCGTCACCGTAACGGTCAACCATTTCCTCAAAAGCGGCATTCTCCGGATTGTCGGCAGCGTCAGAAAGACCTACTATGTCATTCCATCTTTCACGCTCTTCTGAGGTGAGTTCGTCGGCAAACCCTTCGCCGTATTTCTCCAACATCTCATTCTCAAACGCCTCAAGGTCCTCTTTGCCGTTGACGCTTCTTCCTTTAATATCGGCAAGAATATCCGCGTATTCACGTTTGAACTCCTGTAACTTGGGGTTGTCTTTCAATAAATCTTGCGCATACTCAACCTCCTCAATCTCAATGGCGTTCTCACGCAGATAGTCCATCACCTCTTTCTTGGTAAGAGAGGTGTTACCTTTGCTTTTAAGGAAGTCAGATAGCCCCGTCCACTTGTCCTCGCCGGCTTTCAGCCCACCGTTCTTCTCTATCATCTTCAGCCACTGCTCCGCCGTGGCCTTCTCCTGCTTGATGGCCTCCACGGCACGCATGGCATTCGACACGAATACGGGACCTGCATTCTGCGTCCGTATGCGGTCGCCAAGTTCCAATATCTTCTTCTGTCCCTCGTCGAGGTCGGTATGGTAGCGGCTACCCAACGTCTTCCTGAGTATCTCGTCGAGCTTCTTGATGACAGCCTTCGCCGCCTTGGTCAGCGGTGTCGTCTTACCGTCAACTTTCTGGCCACGCACGTTCTCGTCAAGCCAACGCTCCGACGCCTCTGTATTGAGGTCGGCAATCTGCTGTATCAGTTCGTCGTTCTTGGCCGAATTATTGTCGTCCAACTGTGCGGCAAGCTCGTCGACCGCTCGCTGCTCGCGGCTCTCTTCTGCCGCAGACTGCTCTACTTCTGCTCCTCTGTCGGGCTCTGCTGCTGCGCTGCCTTCTGCTGCTCCCTCTCTTCCTGCACCTTCTCCAACTGCGTTATGTGTATCTCCCGAAACTTGAGGTCGGACGTTTCCTTGCCCGCCTTCTTCCTTGCTCTCACTATCTCCACCGTTCTCCATCCGGCTTCTTCCATTATCGACCACAGCTCCGGATTCCGCTGTTTCAGACTCCCAAATTTCTGATCCAGTTCTTCTCTCCGCTGTTTCATGTGCTCCGCTTTCTGAGCCAATTCTTCCTTCGTCATAATATTCACTTGATTTTATGTATTCGTATTCTTCATCAGTCATTTTGGCGGCATCCGCTTCCACCTCTCGCCATCTCTCCTCACGGGCTATATATTCTTCGATACTGACACCGTTCTTCTCAATAAAACGCTCATTTCGCATTTTTATTGTGTGGTCGTGTGCATTTCTTGCCTTTTCTATCCTGTTGTTAAGGATATAGTCGTTGATGTCGCCCTTGGTATGCACCCGACTGAACAACTCCAGTATGGCGTTGGTGCCAGCCATCGCGTCGCTCTCGTCATACACAATGTAGTTTACATGCTTCGCCCTTTCAAGCACCTTCTCTCCTAACTCTTCAACTCCCATTCCTCCGTTCTCCCTCTTGGCAAACATACCGGGGAATTTCTTGAATTCCTCCTTACCGTATCCGGTCATCGAGGCAAGGCCTTTGACAACGCCGACGCCTAACTTCTCATCCGACAACATCAGCTTCTGGCCGCTGGCAAGCATTCCGGCAGCTACCTCTTCCAGCGTCACAGGCTCCTCGTTCTCAAGTTCCGCCAGCGCGTCGGGGTCGTCACCCATCTCTTCTACGGCCTCCATAAGCAGTCTCTTCCTGTTGCCGGTGGCGTCCTTGACCTTTCGCTGCAGCCATTCGGGCACAGCCACGTCCATCTCGCCAAAGAACTCCCTCTCTTTTTTGACGGCGGCCTTATATTCGGCCTGCACGCCATCCCACAACTCTTTCTCCGCCTTCGCTTCCTCATAGGCTCGCTGAGCCTCGGCTTTCTTCCCCTTTGCCGTGGCCTCTTCCTTGCTGCCGTATTCCGCCGCGTTCACCTTCGCCGTGGCTGCCGCCAACGCCTTCTCGGCTTTGTCCAGCTTGTCGCTCTTGGCCTTCACGGTGTTGGTTATCTTCTCCTCCGTGGCGTCGGGGAACTCTGTGGCCACGTCGTTGTACAACTGCTGCGCTGACGGCATAACGGCAGGCTGCGTCACCTTGTCCTCTGGCAGGTAGTTGCCTGGCATGAAGGTCTCGGGTGTCTGCACATTGGGACCTTGCCGCTCCTCCGAAGCGTCCAAAACAGGCGCCGGAGGGGCAGGCGGAGTGCCGCCGCCAGCGGCGGGCGGCTCGGTCGGAGGCTCTGTGTCTGAGCCATTTGCAATATTTTTTTTGCCAGTTTCAGAAATATTCGTATCTTTGCCGCTGGAAGATAAGCCGCTCGTAGGGTCGGAAAGGGCACCGACCTCTTCCATAATGGAAGGCAGTATGAGGAGTTGCCCGTCCTCACGGTCGGCTTGTCTTTTCAGTTTTTCCAGCCCCCTTGCGTCAAGATAATGCCAATGTACAATCTCTACATTGTCCTTGTTCTGGCTGACTTCAAGCAGCACAAGCCTGTTTCTGCCGTTCTCGTCCTTTGTATTTACGACAACCCAGTTGTGGGGCTTGCTGTTCTTTTGGGTCTGCCCGTACAAATCAGGATTGTACAGCGCGGCGTTCAATATGTCGCGGCTCTGTTCCGGCGTCAAATCTGAATGGGTTATCCCGTTTCTCTCAAGAATATTCTTCTTTATTACTATGGGCTTCTTGCCGGCTCCGATGGCGTTGCGTACATTCTGCGGTACGTTGTCAAGCTCAATGCTCCTTGTCGGCTCCTCAAAGTCCTTGTCTGTTATCTCGTCGATGGACGACACCCTCTCGGTGTATATTGAGCCGTCGCTGTTCAGCCTGTTGCCCTGCGCGTCCATGTCGCCCATGCCGTCATTGACAACCTCGGCGGCTTCTTCCGTCGGTTCTATTGGGGCTTCCGCCGCGCTCTCCTCTGGCTTATACCCCACTATCTTATTCTCGGGGTCGTCCTCGCGGATGTATATCATGCCGCCGTTGCCGTCATTGGCTTCGGGGTCGTACATCTCCACAAATCTGCCGTCATCCGACGGCTCAAACCCTTTGGCTGTGAACACCGCCCGCTCACCTGTGACATATACTGTCTTCTCCTCGCCATTCTCACCCTTCACGGTCACTTCCATGTTCTCCACATACTCATCAGGCTTGCCCTCGTTCATCACAGGCTTCTCTTCGGTCGGTTGCTGCTGCACCTCATCAGGATGACGCTCGTCATAGTCCTTAATAGCCAGTTCGTCGGCTACACGCTGCACCTCTGCAACCGGCATGGTCGCCTGTGTGCCGTCGGCTCTCTGGAACGTTATAGTCTCGCCATCCGAGGCCAATATGGTAGCCACGGAGCCATCTTCCAGTGTGAATGTCTGCCCAGGCTCTACAACGACCTTGTTCTGCGCTATGTCTATCTGCTGCTGGACATACCGCTCTCTTTCTTGTTCCAAACCCGACTCAAAACCCTCGGCACTCGTCACCTCGCCCAATGTCTCGATGTCGTTTGGCCCTATCATCTCCGCCTTGCCTTCGGCGGGGTCGTACACGGTGACGGTCTGGTCGCTCTTCTCTGTGTCTACGGCCGTCCCGTCGGCAGTCGTCACCACCTCTCCGTTGGTGATATATACCTGCTTGCCGTCTTTCAGCGTCGCAGGTCTCAGCGAACCGTCGGCTCGATACTTCTCTTGCTCGTATTGTTCGCGCAACAAGGCAGTCTGATAGTCGGCCTCTTCGTTAATCTTCTTCACAACGCCGTTCCATGCCTCTTGTGCGTCCTTGTTGCCATCGGCCATCTCAACGGCTATGTCACGCCTGGTCTGCTCGTCAGCGTCGTATCCGCGACGGTAGGCCTCGCTGTTCTCACTAACAGGCTGTCCTTTGGAGAGCAGGTTTCTGTTATTAACGTCGAAATCCGGCTGATTCCCGCCCGACACACCAAACAGTTTTTCCATATAGTCAACCAACGCGGCTTTTTCGGTCTCGCTGCGTCTGGCTGGCTCTTTGCTGATAACATCGTCTATGTCGACCTTATATTCCTTGCCAACATCCTTGCGCAGTTTCTCGGCAGTCTGGTAGTCCTCTCTCGGCAGCGCGTCGTACACCTCTCTTACTTCCTCGGCCCACTGGCGCTCCAGGTCGTTCATATCCTCGGGGTTGCGCTGCAACTTATTACGCAGTACTTCGGCGGTGATGCCTTTTCTCTTGCCTACGATGTCGTAAGCGTCGTACACCCGACGTTTGTCTCCCTCGTTGTCATAGGCCTGCTCGCCCATGGCTACACCGTTCAACTCCGCCTGGCGGTTTATGCGCTCCTGCTCAAGTTCGGCCTCTCTGCGGTTCTTGAATGTGCGGCTGGTGATCACTCCGTTCTGCAAACCAAGCGACCGCACCTCGTAGCCGGTGACATTGCCTTTGGGGTCTTTATGCTCCGTGAACGTGGAGCCAAACACCGTGCTCATCGGCAAGCCGTGGCCGGTGACATAATAGTACATCTTCGCTCTTGCAGCCTCGCTGATGTTCTTGTCCTCGACCAACTCAACAAAACGGTTGTATGGTATCTCTCCCTCTGCGTTGGGTTCCAGGTAGACGGGCTGTCTTTTCTCAATGGCCTTGCGCTGGTCTTCCGACGTCTTGTTATAGTCTTTCACCAACGCTTTGAGGTCGCCGTATCCGCCACGTTCCAACTCGTCCTCTTCGTCCTTTGTCAAAGCAAGGCTCGGGTCTCTGTCAAGTATGGTACGCAGACGTGTCTCAAAGCCCTGTCTGCTGTTGCCTCGCTTGCCTGCGAGTTCCTGTAATACTTCATTCGCAGTCGAAGTCGTCCTGTATGTCCCATCGGCATTCCTCACTCGTCGGGGTGCCACTGCTCCCTGCAACTTGAATGCTGCCATCAACTCTACACTTTCCAGCCAGTCGTCAAAGGTCAACTCGCCTTTCAGCATTTCTGGAGCAGCAAAGATAGTGCCCTCGGCAATAACACTCGACAAACCTTGCGCTCCACGTATGGCAGCCTTGCCGACGGTCGACGCTGTGCGTCTGGCCAAGGTTGTGCCGACATTTCCAATCAACTCACCTGTGGGACCTATAGCCAAACCAGTAAGGGCGCCTTTCTTGGCAGACTCGCCGACATCCTTCAGACTGTAATCACCTATCGTGCCGTCTTCATTCATGACGCCGCCATGCTTGTATTGCGAACTGGCTTCGCCTATGGCATTGAATGTGCCAAGGTTTATACCGCTCGAAACTCCTTTTGTTACGGCTTTCCCAATCAATGACTCCAGAGCTTTATTCATTGCAGCCTTGCCGAATAGTTTTCCGCCAGCCGCAACGCCGCCCTTGACAACACCGCCAGCCAAGCCGCCGCCAAGCCACATCTCGGGAGCGGCGGCAAAGCCAAGGACATCACCTGCTATGCCGCCCAAACGGTTCTCTTTTCTGTACCGCTCGTTGGCTTCTTCCTCCGCAAACATATCTCCAACGGTTCCCGCCTTGCGTCGCGCCCAGCCTTCCATGATACTGCCAAAGGCATTGTCGTTAATCTTCCTTGTTAGATAGTCAAGCCAGTTCTTCGGCGCGTTGCTTCTCACGGCCTCCTCATACATCATCTTGTCACTCTCGCTGCGCACTATCTTCTCGGCATTGTTGCGCGCCTCGTCATAAGGCATACCATAACTCTCTCGCAACACCTGTGCCACTCTTTTTATGGCACTGGCTTTTGCCTTCTCGTCTATGCTGTTCCATGCCTCTTCCGACATTCTTTCAATGTCGTGGTATTTCAAACGTGCGGCCTCATTGCCGACGAAATGGCCGGCTTTCCGCTCTTGAGCGGTACGCGCACCGGCGTTAGCCCATGCCTGACGCACCGCGGCGTCGCTCTGAGTCACCGGCAACATGGCGACTTTTAAACTCTCGTCAACCTCTTTCTGGTTCTCTTCGTTTACTCTCTCTCTTCTTGCAGGTTCCAATGCGTCTATTGCTTTGCCACCAAACGGCTGACTTGTCTTACGCATGGCGTCCATCCGGCTGCTGAAATCGTTCCTCATGCTGCCGACGGCCTGCGTCATCTCCATCTCCTTTTGAAAACGCTCTGGTCCAAACGCCTGCCTGTTGTCGGTAGCCTCAGTCGGTTTCTTTACCTCTGGCTTTTGAACCGTTGTACGCGGTTTCGGTGTATAAGCCTCCGCATTGGCAAACGGCGCACGGACGCCTGCATTCTCGTCTCCCACAAACCCGGGTGTGAAAGTCGACACGCTAAAACCACGAGAACCACTGGCGCCGCTCTCTGTGCTTTGCTGCGTAGTTGTTGGGTTGCCCTCAGCCCCAAAGCCAAGGTATTGCGCAAACGCTGTCGAATCACCGACATTGTAATCTACCGAAAGTTCTTTGCGTAACGCCTCTCTGTTTTTTGCGTCACTCAAATATTGTCTAAAATCATCCTCACTGCCGAGATTATAAGTGGTTTGCAGTTCTTTGTATAATGCCGTGATATTGTCTTGCATGACTACCTTTGTTTTGTTGTCGTTTAACCTTGTGGTAATGATTTCTTTGTTGTGTTTGGTAGGTCTTTCTTGCCGCCACCTGTGCTATTGTTTGCCGATGCAGTATTATTCAACACATTTCCGTCAGCGTCAAATTGGTATTCCTCGCCGTTTGGTGTCTTTACAACCGTGACTGTCTGCAGACGACCCATATTGTCATAGCCCTTTGTTGTTGTCGTGGTGAACCCTTGTTCATTGTGTTCGGCTTTCAATTTCGCCGTGTTTGCTTTTATACGGTTAGTCTCGGCGTTGTACTGCGCCACACTTATGCGGTTTTTCTCTTTGTCCTCCTGAAGTGCTAATCGACGGTTGTTATACTCCAATAATTTATTTTTGTAATCAATGTCAGCCTGCTGTTTGTTAATCTTACGCTGTGATTCGTTCTCTAAATATTCAAGTCTGCGGTCATTGTTTCTGTTACGAATCTTGTCCTGTCTGAGTTTGTATTTCCACGACCGCTCGTTCTCGTCGAGCTTGCCCATCTGGTATTGGTAGTTCAGCAGGGCGGCGCTGTTCTTCTCGCGCTCGGCTCGGGCTCTCGCCACACGCTCGCGGGCTTTCTCGCTCAACCCCGAGTCGGCGTAGGCGTTGGGCACTCCCTGCGTCGTGCCTATGAAGTTGGCTATGGCACGTCCGGCGTCGGACAAACCCGCCACGGCCTTGTGCACCCGCGCCAGGTCCTCCTCGCGCCGAAGGTCTCTCTCCTTTACCTCGCCTCCGTCAATCAACTTCTGGATTTCGCTGCGGACCTCTCTGTAAGGGTTTTCCTCCTGCTCTTTCATAAGCTCGGCACCCATCAATGCCGCCTGCTCCAGTTTTGAGGGTTCTTGTTTTTTCATGACAATGGAATTTAGACTTTATTTATAGAGGCCATAGTAAGGATAGTTTACAGGTGTCAGCATCGACTTCTGCGGTTTTGGAGCCTTGTCGGGGTCTACCCCATTCAGCAGCTCGTCAACACCCATGCCCGCGCCCGTCAGCGACGAACCCAGGCTCTGCGTGGCCTGCGCTATGGCGGCGGCCTTCTGACGCTCGATATTGGCCAACTCGTTGTCAAGGCTCTGCTTCGTACCCATATACTGGTTCTCGATAGAGTCCTTGCGGGCCTCGCCGGCGGCGGCTATACGGCTCGCGGTGTCGGCAAGGGCCTCGTTGTTGGCGGCCTTGGCGGCGGCAACGGCCTCCTCGGGACCGCCCATCACGGCGGCACTCCCCGCGGCGGCGCGGTTGCGCTGGCGTATATTCTCCATCGTGCGCGTCAAAATACGCTGCGCGTCGGCCCGCTGCGTCGCGTCCTCGTTGTAGCGGCGGTCATACCAGTTCTGGTTCTCGACCTTCTGATTCTCTACTATACCTTTGGCTTTCTTGGCGGCCTTCGAGGCCTGTGCTATGCCGATGCCCGTTCCTACCAGGCCCAGCGCACTTCCGATGATTGAACCCCACATGATTCTGTATTTTTTTTGTTACTTATTGTTTATTTACAACATATAATTTGATTGCAAAAATACAACCGTATCTTTGCAAATCAGTTATAAGTTGTGAATTAAAAAAACTTAACCTGTGTTGCAGCACAACTGCAACCGCAAAAACAAAATATATGCCAAGAAAGAAGAACGACGGACGCGGACGCCTCGGCGGACGCGAGAAAGGAACACCGAACAAGGAACACCCCTTCAAGCAGCTGCTCCACGAACACTCCGTGGAATACTTCACTCCTAACATCAACGCCGAGGACGTAGACATACCCGACGTGGCGGCCAAGGCCGAGTTCCTGCGCAAACACCAGGGCAAGGTCTTCTCGCAGTACCAACTCGACTTCATGAACATGAAACCCGTAGACCGCGCCAAACTGGAAGTCGACCTGCTGGCCTACCACACACCGAAAATGCAGGCCATATCCGCCGACATGAACGTCAAGGCCAACCAAACCCTCACCGACCGCCTCCTCCGCGTAGCGGCAGGCAAGGACATCCCAGCCGACGAATAACTACTTAAACTACTTGTAGTAAAGCCTTTACCTTATTAATTTACCCTCCACTCCCGCCATGGCGTCGGCCACGGTCTCGTCAAGCAGCTTGGCATACACCTCCCTTGTCATCTTCGTCGACGAGTGGCCCAGCACACGGCTCACTATCTCCATCTCCACGCCGCTGTTCAGCAGCATGGTCGCCCCTGTGTGGCGCGCCCAGTGGCTGCTCACGGGCTTGTTTATGCCGGCCATCACCGCAATCATCTTGATAAACTTATTATAGTCCTGGTTGCTCATGATGGGCAGTTGATAGTCGTACCTCTCCAGTATCTCCAACGCGGGCTTCAGCAGAAGGAACGTATAATCTTGGTTTGTCTTGCCGCGTCGACCCACATATATCTTCCTGCCGCCCACGGTCCTAATTTTACTCGCGTCAAACGCCGCAAGGTCCACGTAGGCCAGACAGGTGTACGTCTGGAAGACAAACAAGTCGCGGGCGTGGCGCAGGTAGTCCGCAGGCAGGTCGAGAGATGAAAGCCTTTCAAATTCCTCCCTTGTAAGATATTTCTGCAGTCCGTCGCTCTTCTTGTCCTTGTTGATGTGCAGACTCTTGTAGGGGTTGCGGCGCAGCAGCCCCTCGTCCATGGCGTCGAGAATGAACGAATTGAGGAAGCGGTGGTAGTTGTTCCACTTCGAGCAGTCCTTGAGCCTCTTGGCCGACAAAGCCTCGTCCATCTTTATAATATTGATGTCGGTGATATCGTTGAACGTCACCATGCCGCCCCAGTTCTCGAACCACCTGAGGAAGCGGTCGTACCGCTCCTGGCTGTCCTCGGAGCGGCCGTACTTGCGGATGGCGGCACGTTCTTTGAAGAAATCCATCAGCAGCATATTGCTTGGCACGTTCTCCGCCGACTGCCGCTTGTCACCGCCGGCGACGGCGGCCGCAATAGTCTTCATGTCCAGCGTACCGGCTTCCATCTGCTCGTTGACAACCTTGCGGGCTCTCGTCACAAAAATGTCAAGGGTGTTCTGCAACTCAAAGGCGTCTATGCGGTTCACTACATAGCCGTTGCGCCACTGCCTGGGCAGGACGCGGACGCCCGTAGTGACGAACCGCTGAATGCGGTTGTAAGTTATGCGCAGCTCTATGCTGCCTTCCTTGCTGCTTGTCGCCCGCTTCTTGCGGTCGAAGATAAGTTTAAAGGTCGGTGTTCCCATATCTTTATATTTTATATCATTACAATCTTGCTTACTTTATATTATATATGACATGATAGCCGCCCGTCACGGACACACATGAGTCGTACATCTCTATACCGGTGTCATAAATCCTGTTTTTTGGACGCGGCCTGATATGTTCCATTATAGTGTCCAGGTCTCTATACCCTGCCATGATATACTCGTTGACAATCCTCGCGGCGTTATCCATAAGGTCGTCAAGCGCAAGTTGAATCTTGTCTGCGTCGGGACGGTTCACAACACGCCCACCGTCCCATTGGGACGGAAGCACACGTACACCAGTAGTTAGAAACTTCTGTACCCTGTTGTAAGTAATGCGCAGCTCTATAGGACCTGCCTTGGTTGATGAGACGCGCTTCTTGCGGTCGAAAATCAGTTTAAATGTTGCTTTTTTCTTCATAATATTTTAATTTTAAAATTCTGCCAAGCCTCGTCTTTACAGGCAATTTCAGAAAGTGTAAACCCGAAACCGCCAAAATACAAAAGCTGTAATCCCCATTGGGCTTACAAAACC